GATATGTCGAATAACACCCCGGAGCTCAGCGACGTGCTGCTCTACGACCCCGGCTACCTGAACCCCGAGTTGCCCACCGGGTTCTGGTTCTGTGCGGACCCGGAGGACGTGCTGGCCGTCCAGATCAACGCCGGATGCCTGCGGGCGTCGGCGGGGTGGGAGGCATTGAGCCGCCACGAGCGGTTTTTCCTCCAATTTTGCTACGTGCTGGTAGTCTGCGGGGACCCGGAGAAGCGGGCGGTCATGGTGCGGGAGCTGCGCCAGCGCCTGCCCAATGTCATCCTGCTGGCCGTGGAGGACAAGGGCTTCTGCCGGTGCAACTCCGTGCGGGACCTCCGGGCCACCTGCGGACTGCGGGCGGTGGAGCGGATGCTCCTGGAAGCGGTGGAGATCCCAGCCTACGGCCTCCTGGACCTGGCGGACGTAAGCGCGCCGGACGTGTCCAAACTGGACAAGGTGCTCTTCGGCATCTCCAACCTGGACCGGGCCACGGGCGGGGCCGTCATGGGGGAGCTGTCCGTCTGGACGGGCAAGAGGGGCGAGGGCAAGAGCACCCTGCTGGACCAGTTTCTGCTGGAGGCCATCGACCAGGGGCAGCCGGTGTGCGCTTACTCCGGTGAGCTCCCCGCCTGGAAATTCAAATACTGGGCGTCTCTCCAGGCGGCGGGCCCCAAAAACCTCCAGGTCCGCAAAGACCAGTTGAGCGGCCGGGAGATTCCGCACCCGACCCCTTTCGCCCAGCAGATGATCGACGAGTGGTGGCGGGGACGGTTCCTGCTCTACGACATCGGCACCAGCACCTACCACGACGCCGCCAATATCCTGCGGGTGTTCCGCTACGCCCACCGGCGCTATGGGGCTAAGGTCTACCTGGTGGACAACCTCATGACCGCCCGCTTCCGGGGGAACGACCGGGACTTCTACCGGGCGCAATCGGAGTTTGTTGCGGAGCTGGCCTCCTTTGCCCATGATAACAACGTCCACGTACATCTGGTCGCCCACCCGCGCAAAACCGACCGCATCTCAGATTCGGATGAGGTGGCCGGCATCGGGGACGTGACCAATCTGGCGGACAACGTCTACGTCCTGGAGAAGGAGGAGCGGGAGGACCGCCAGCAGGATTCGGTGCTTACGATCCTCAAAAACCGCTTTTTTGGGGAGCGGGGCCGGAGCATTGGCCTGAACTTCGAACGGAAAAGCAAGCGATTTTACAAGTCGGGGACGGGCAACCCGGACAAGGTGTACGGCTGGGCGCTGAGCGGGCGTCAGGCAGTTGTGGATTTGCCGGAAGGCGGAGAGGACCCGTTCCCGTAAGCGGAAGGAGGGCGTGCAGATGGAGAAGCGGCGGCTGGAGCTGATTGAGGCGGAGTGCCGCCGGCATGCCGCCCTGGCACGGGTGGACGCGGCCCGCCGGGCCGAGCATGAGGAGGTGGCGGAGGCCCTGGCGTGGGCGCTTCGCTGTCTCGGGAAGGAGGAGCCCATATGCGTATCGGTGAGGCTTACACCTTTGTCCCCGCCGCCTTCGGCGCGGAAATTGGGGGCAAGGACACAAAAACCATCCCCCGGCGGGTGACCGGGCATATTGAGTACATCAACCGGGCCCACCGCTACTTCACCGTCCGGGTGGACACCGGGCGGGGAATCCTGCGGGAGAGCTTCAAATTTTAGACCAGAGAAAGGACGATAAACGTGAAGACAATCGCCATTGTAAACCTGAAGGGCGGCGTCGGGAAGACTGTCACCGCCGTCAATGTGGCCGCCATCCTAGCCACCGAGTACGGCCAGCGGGTGCTGCTCATTGATGCAGACCCCCAGGCCAACGCCACCCAGTCCCTGCTCCCGCCGGGGGAATATAACACCCTGGCCGGGCTGCTGACCATCCCGGATGTCTACTACGACGACCTGCTGTATCACAGCAGCATCCGGGGCCTGGACGTATTGCCGGCCGACGACGAGCTGCGCAACCTGGACGTGGATCTGCTCCAGGGGGAGCGGCCCAACCTGCGGGCCATCCGTGACCTGCGGGACGCGGTGGCGGAGGATGACGCCTACGACTGCATCGTGATTGACTGCCCACCCGCGCTGTCCCCAGCCTGCGCGGCGGCCATCGCCGCCTCTACCGACGTGGTCATCCCCATCAAAGTAGACGCTTACTCGGTCCGAGGCATGAATGAGCTGACAGCCCAGATTGACCGCCTGCGGAGCATCTACCCGGACGTGCATGTGGCGGGCTGCCTGCCCACCATGTGGTACCGCTCGGACACGGTGGAGCAGGGGGAGCGGCTGCTCCAGGAGCAGGCCCCGGTACATGTCTTTGCCAGCCACATCCGGCGCAGCCCCAAGGTGGACGAGTCCACCTGGACGGGGGAGCCGGTGGTGAGTTGGTCGCCCCGCTCCGCGGCGGCCCAGGATTACCGGGCCTTCGTGGCAGAGTTCCTGGAAGAGGGGGCGGCAAAGTAATGGCCAAGTTTGATATCACGGCCGCCTTTCAGGCCGCCGTGGGTACCGCCGGAAATGTGTCCAAGTTGGACACATCGCGGGAGGCCATCGAGTACATCAGCCTGGACAAGCTGGAGGCTGACCCGGGCAATTTTTACCGGCTGACCGGTCTGGAGGATTTAGCCGCAAATATTGAGTTGTGTGGCCTCCAGCAGCCTGTCCGGGTGCGGCCGACGGAGGGCGGGCGATATATGATCGTCTCCGGGCACCGGAGACGGGCGGCCCTGGCACTGCTGGCCAAAGAGGATCCGGAGCGGTGGGCGGCGGTGCCCTGCCTTGTGGAGCGGGACGAGGTGTCCCCGGAGCTCCGGGAGCTGCGGCTGATCCTGGCCAACAGCTCCACCCGGGTGCTCTCCCCGGCGGAGGTGTCCAAGCAGGCACAGCGGGTGGAGACGCTGCTGTACCAGCTCAAGGAGCAAGGCTATGCGTTTCCCGGCCGGATGCGGGATCAGGTGGCGGCGGCCTGTAAAGTATCCGCTCCCAAGCTGGCCCGGCTCAAGGTTATCCGGGAGCACCTGATCCCGATTTATTTGGAGCACTTCGACCGAAATGTGCTCTCAGAACAAACTGCTTACGCTTTGGCACGGATGGAGACTGCTCTCCAGGAACGGCTGGCGAACATGCTGCCGAACCTGCCCACCGGGAGCCGGGCGGAAGAACTGCTGGAGTTGGCCAAGGCCGGTACAAACTGGCGGCCTACCTTCTCCTGCCCCGACGGTAGTCCGTGTAAACGGGGAGACGCATTCCTACGGCATGACCTGGACTGTGGCTACGGTGAGCTGTGCAAGGGTGAGACCTGCTGTCTGGATTGTGCACGGGCTAAGGTTAGTTGCTACGCTTGTGAACGCATGTGCTCCAAGGCCAAGGCAGCCCGAAAGGCGCAGAGGGATGAGGAGGCGGCCAAAGAGGCCGAACGCGACGCAAAAATCCAAGAGAACATCCAAAAGAATGTGCAGCTCCGGGCCAAGAGGCTGGCCGCGGCCGCAGATGCCGCTGGGCTGGAAAATGAGGCATCCATCCTCATCTCAGAGTATGGACGGGGCCTGACAGTCGGGAAACTGCGGGATTGGGCCGCAGGCCACTTTGACCAGGATGATAGGCTGTATCCCAGTACCCTTAACGCTAGGGACTTCAGTGACCCGGTCCGGCTGGCCAAGGATCTGGGGTGCTCTACGGACTACCTGCTGGGTGTTACGGACGAGCTGACCGGCCCGCCGGCGGCCTCTACATCCGCAGCGAAGCAGGCCCGGGAAACTGCGCCGGACAGCGGCGATGACGACGGCCCCTGGCATTGGTGGCCAGAGCAGCCGCAGAAGAGCGGCCTGTACTGGTGCATCACGGGCCCTATGTCCCAAGGTGGGAGTCTCTACTGGTGGAGTGCTGAGAAGGAGAGATGGGAGCACGCGGCCATGGCCTTCCCGCTATCGCCGACCGTGACGATCTGGATGCGATGCCCGCAGCTCCCTGAGAGTATGGACTGGGAAAGGCAGGAGGACCCAAATGGCGAAGAATAAGAAAACACACCACCGCCCCGGACCGGGTAAGCCCCGGGGCGCGACCTATGCCCAGGTGCTGGCCCACAAGGCGGCCGTCCGGAAGGGGCTGGAGCAGGCCGCCCGGGACGCCACGGTGCAGGTACAGGCGGATACCCATACCCAGCGGGCCATGTGGCTGATGGTGTGCTCCATCGCCGACGCCTACGGCTTCGGCCCCAAGCAACTGCAAAAGTTTTTCACCGCGCTCCAGGACAACACGGACGAGCTGGAGCGGATGCGGACAGACGTGGACGAGGAATATGCCTTTGAAAAGCTCCGCCAGAAGGCGCAGGCGGTCACCGGCATGGAGGTGCATTACCTCTACGAGCAGGAGGCTCTGCTGGCTGAGATGCAGGCGGCCAAGGAGGGGGTGTCAGCCCATGAGTAAGCGGATAATCCAAACCACACCCAGCGGCGAATGGATGCCGCTGCCAAAAATGCCGGTGGCGTGAGGCCGGGAGCCTATGTCGTTGGACGGTTATGGGCCGGAGACG